GTTTTACAAATTCCTCCAGCAACCCACGGGTTGTTGGAGTTTGCTTTTTTCTGTGGTATTGGGGTTGCAGGTTCCTCAATGCATGTGCTATAATATAAATCGAAAGACCTATATGTATGAAGAAGTACAATGAAGACGAGATCTTGAAAGAGATTTCTGATTATATTAGTGGGACTTACAAAGGTCATTACTCTGTAGGAAATGTACAGACTCTTGATCTTATTGATTCTGTAGGTGATGCAGAAGCATTCTGTAGGAGTAATGTCCTAAAGTATGCATCACGATATGATAGAAAGGGTACAGCACGTAAGGATATCATCAAGATAATCCATTATGGTATGCTACTCTTACATTTTTCAGACAAGCGTTCGGCAGCAGACCAACGACAAGCTGGCAATCCTACCGCTTTTGCAGTAGACTATGACAAATAACCTTTACAATGAAACTGCGACCTGCTATGAAATTATCTGACAAGACCCTAAAGGTTCTTCAAAACTTTACAACGATCAATCAATCGTTATCTTTTAGGGAGGGTAGAAAGTTACGTACAATGTCTCCCATGAAGAATGTATTAGCGGAGGCAGAGATAGAAGAATATATTCCTAAGGATTTTGCTATCTATGATCTACCACAGTTTCTCAATACACTAGCACTGTATAGAGATCCAGAAGTAGATGTGTCTACCAATCCAAACTTCGCTAACATCAAGGCAGGTGCACATCAGAGATCAAAGTATTTCTTTTCTGATCCTAGTGTCATCATTGCTCCACCTGAGAAGGAGATGAAACTTCCTAGTGAGGATGTTACTTTGTATTGGATGAAGATAAACTTACCAAGATTCTGAAGTCTGCATCTATTCTAAACTTACCAGATCTTTCTGTTGTAGGTGGTGACGGTGTAGTCAAGTTGGTAGTGAGTGATCGTAAGAACGATACTTCTAATGAGTCTGCTGTTGTAGTAAACCAGACTGATAAGAACTTCTCATTCAACTTCAAGATAGAGAACATCAAGTTAGTACCTGGTACATACTCAGTCTCTATTAGTAGTAAGAACTTGGCAAGATTTTATAGCGAGACATATCAACTAACATACTTTATAGCATTGGAACCAGATTCTACTTATGAGTGAAGAAGAACAAAAACCTGAAGTACGTGTCAATAAGGATGTGCTTGCAGATGTAATGAAGAAGTACAAGAAGATAAAAAAGTATCATAAATCAAACCTCTTCCAAATTAAGAAACTAGATGAGTGACTTTATATGGGTTGAAAAATACAGACCCAAGACCATTGATGATTGCATACTCCCTGAGTCTATCAAAAAGACTTTTAGGGAGTTTTTATCTCAAGGAGAGATACCTAATCTTCTTCTTGCAGGACCGCCTGGTATTGGAAAAACTACTGTAGCTAAATGTTTATGTGAACAGTTAGGTGCAGACTACTATGTTATCAACGGTTCTGATGAAGGTAGGTTCTTGGATACGGTTCGTAACCAAGCGAAGAACTTCGCATCTACAGTCTCTCTTACAAGCGAGTCGAAGCATAAAGTCATCATCATCGATGAAGCAGACAATACCACTTCCGACGTACAACTCCTTCTTAGAGCGAACATTGAGACCTTCTACAAAAACTGTAGATTTATATTCACTTGTAACTACAAGAATAAAATCATCGAACCACTCCATAGTCGGTGCTCTGTTATTGACTTTAGTATTGGTGGATCGGATAAACAATCAATCGCAGCAGCATTCTTCACAAGAGTGAATGAGATACTTGATAAGGAAAACGTAAAGAGTGATAAGAAAGTTACAGCACAGTTGATACATAAACACTTTCCTGATTGGAGAAGAGTACTAAATGAATGTCAGAGATATTCTGTAAGAGGAACACGAGATACAGGTATACTTGTAAAAAGTAATGTAAATGTTAAAGATTAAGTAGCATATCTCAAGCATAAAGAGTTCCAGAATGTCAGGAAATGGATAGTTCAGAACCTAGATAATGATTCTAATGCTATACTAAGGAAGGTTTATGATTCAATATATGAATGCATGAAACCTAAATCAATACCAGAAGCAGTTCTAATTATTGCGAAATACCAATATCAATCTGCTTTTGTTGCTGACCAAGAGATAAATCTCTTAGCAGCACTAACTGAGATTATGTGTAACTGTGAGTTCAAATGAGCTTTGAAGAATGGTTAGGTGATTATGAG